TAGCGATTCCGCGGTTTACGTAATGGCGAAGGAACGGAAACAATCCAGGAAACGCGCGCGCGCGCATAAGCCGACCACGCCTGGCGACGGGGGTTTGGGGGATAGTGCGCCTCCCGCGTCCTTCGACCCTGCGACCCAGTCGCCGCGCCACGTGCGCGCGGGGCTGCTGTTGATCGAACGCGCGATCCGCGGAGGCTGGAGCATTCCGCCGCACGTTATGAAGACGCTACCCAGCATCGTTACCGCCGTCGCTGAATCCAGCGAGTCGGAGCGGGAGCGGCTGCGGGCGGTGGAAGTCCTGCTGGCAATGGACCGCGCCAATACCGACGCGCTCCAGGCTGCGGACCGTTGCGAACGGCTGGACGGCGGCGCGGCTACCGACCGCGTCGAACTGTTGCCGATTTCGCTCCGTCCTGGCGGGGCTGGCGGCGCGTGATAGTCGCTCCGCCTCCGCTTCCGACAATGTACCCGCGCCAGTATGCGGCGATATGCGACCCCGCCCGCGTGGTAATCGTGGAGGCTTCCACGAAGTCGGGGAAGACGGCTGGCTGTCTTCTCTGGCTGCTGGCGCAAGCCTGGAACAGCCGACACGGCGGCGCGTTCTGGTGGATCGCTCCGACGTTCCACGTAACAAAGACGGTCGGTTTCGCGCGACTCTGCGCCATGCTCCAACAGGCGGACCAGGCGCGCCGAACATGGAAGGCGAACGATTCCGAATTATGCGTCACGCTTGCGAACGGTTCGCGCGTTTGGTTTAAGTCCGCGGACAATCCCGACAGCCTATACGGCGAAGACGTTTCCGCCGCCGTCGTTGACGAAGCGACGCGGTGTTCCGAAGACGCCTGGAACGCCGTCCGATCCACGCTCACGGCTACGCGCGGTCCCGTGCGGATCATCGGCAACGTAAAGGGGCGGAAGAACTGGGTATACCGCCTCGCGCGCAAAGCGGAGTCTGGCGCGCCGAACATGGCGTACCACAAACTAACCGCCTGGGACGCCGTGGAAGGCGGAATCCTCCATCGCGACGAAGTGGAGGAAGCGCGGCAAATCCTCCCCGAACAGGTGTTCCGCGAACTCTACCTGGCGGAACCGACCGACGATGGCGCGAACCCGTTCGGGCTTGCGGCTATCCGCGCTTGCGTGGGCGAAATGTCCACCGCGCCCGTGGTCGCGTTCGGCGTTGACCTGGCTAAATCCCAGGACTGGACCGTGGTTTGTGGGCTGGACGCGTCGGGAAACGTGGCGCACCTGGAGCGATTTCAAGCCGACTGGGGAGCGACGCGCGAACGCGTCGCGCGCACAATCGGAACCCGCCGCGCCTTCGTGGACTCGACAGGCGTAGGCGATCCAATCGTGGAGGACTTGGCGCGCGTCTGCAAGGGCGCGGAGGGCTGGAAGTTCTCGCAATCCTCAAAGCAACAGTTAATGGAAGGACTCGCAAGCGCGATCCAGTCGCGCGAAATACGATTCCCCGAAGGCTGGCTGCGGCATGAATTGGAGTCCTTCGGCTTCCGATATACCAACGGGCGCGTTTCGTACGCCGCGGAATCTGGACACGATGATGGAGTATGCGCGCTTGCGCTGGCGTTGGCTGCGAAGCGGCGGCACAAACCGCTAATCTGGAAGGTGCTATGAAACGATTCCTGGACCTGTTCCGCTTCCGTACCAGCAGCAGCGACGCGAAGGCGACCGACGCGAATGCCTGGACGCGCGCTTCCATGCGAGTGATGGACGGCGGATCGGGCGTCGCTCCGCAGCCGTTCAGTTACGAAGCGGCGGTCCGCCAGTACGCGTCCTGGATTTACGCCGCCGCCAGTATCAACGCTACCGCCGTCGCGTCCACGCCGCTGCGCCTTTACGTCCGCTCCGACCCGTCCACGCGCAAACTCTGGAACACGCGGCGCGCATCGCGGAAGTCGGTCGCCTGGCTGCGCGGCGACGCCGCCAGGAACCCGTCCGCCTACGTGCTGCGTAAGGCGGCGCAAATGGGGAACGACTTTGAGGAAGTGACGGACGATCATCCGTTGCTGCGTCTGCTGTCGGTTTCGAACCCGTACCACAATGGACACGACCTGTCCGTGTTGCGCGTTGTCTGGCAGGAACTCACGGGAAACGCCTATTTGCACGTCGTGACGGGACAAATGGGCGTCCCGTCCGAACTCTGGGCAATGCCTCCGCAATGGGTCGAAATCATCCGCGACACGGAACGCTTTATCGCGGGCTACCGCTACGGGGCTTCGTCCGAATCGCGTATCACTCTCGCGCCCGAAGAGGTGATCCACTTCCGCCGACCGAACCCGCGCGACCTCTGGTACGGAATGGGCAAACTGGAAGCCGCCTGGGGCGCAGCGAACGCAAACGCCGCGCTTCACGAAATGGACTTCTCTACCTTCGCGAACCACGCGCGCCCCGACTGGCTGCTAACGGTAAAGGGCGACGCGCCCGCCGATGAACTCGACAGGATCGAAACCAGTATTCAGAACAAATTGCGCGGACCGCGGAAGACGGGGAACTTCCTGGTTACCACCGCGGAAATTGATATGAAGCCGCTCCAGTTCCCGCCAAAGGACTTGACGGGGCGCAGCGAAATCGTGGAGGAAATCGCCGCTGTCTTCGGCGTTCCCGTGTCCATGCTGCGCGCCAACGATCCGAACTTGGCTTCGGCTACCGTCGGCTACGCGTCCTGGCGCGAAATGACGGTCCTCCCGCTTTGCCGAATGGACGAAGAAACCTTGAACCAGCGTCTATTGCCGCTGTTCGGTTTGGAAGGCGAAGCCGTGCTGGCGTACGATGATCCCGTCCCCGCGAACCGCGCGCAGGACTTGCAGGAAACCCAGGTATCGGTAGCGGGCGGATGGCTAACGCCGAACGAAGCGCGCGAACGGAACGGACTGGACCCGAACCCCGACCCGATGGCGGATCGGCTGTTGGTGAACGGTACGCCGCTGGGCGGACCGACCGCGCCGCCTATGCCGCCGCTGGGGCTGTCCGCTCCGATGGACACGCCAGCCGCTCCCGTCGCTCCCGCCGCGCCAGAACCGCCCGCCGCGCCGTCGCAGAATGCCGCGCACGTCTGGTTCGTGGACGATCCCGCGACGAAAGGGACAAAGTCGGAAGTCTGCGTGTCCCGCAAGATTTCCCAACTGATTTCCGAAGGCTACCCGACCGACCAGGCGGCGGCTATCGCGTACGAATACTGCGGCGAAACGAAGGCGTTGGAGGATATCGACACGGTCCCGCCCGCCCAGGTAGCGGAGAACGCCGAACGCGCGCTGGCTGTCCGCGAGGATAAGCCGCCGTCCCAGCGCGGAATGACGCCCATAGGCATCGCCCGCGCGCGAGACCTGGCAAACCGCGTCGCCCTGTCGGAAGACACGATCCGCCGAATGGTCGCCTATTTCGAACGCCACGTTTCGGATAAGGACGGCGAAACCTGGAGCGACCAGGGCAAGGGCTGGCAAGCCTGGTACGGCTGGGGCGGCGACGAAGGCTGGGAATGGGCGAAGCGGAAGCGGGACGAATTCGACCGCGCCCGCGGCGCGAAGTCCGCGCCCTGCAACTGCAAGCGAACTGCAACCGAACTGCAAGCGAACTGCAATTGCAAGCGACACGCAAAGCATTGGTCCGCGCGCGACGCCTGGCTGGGCGACTCGCTCACGAACCGCGACCCCAATTCCCTGTTCACGAAGGCGAAGCGCGATACGGGGGAACTGGTGGACGATGCCGCGCTACGGAAACTCGCGGAGGAAGTGGACGCCGTCTTCGGTCGCCAGGTGGACGAAATCGTGGCGGCGATCCGTGCGGAGGGAACCCCGACGCCCGCGACAATCGACCGCGTTATGGAGGCGATTTCCAAGCGCGAGTGGTCGGTATCGCTCCGCCAGGCTTTCGGTCCGTACCTGGAGGAATCGCTACGCCACGGCGCGGAACTGGGAATGGCGACGCTGTCCAAACTCACGGGCGACGTGTCCGTGGCGCGCCTGGGCTGGACTAGCGCGGAACTGGACGAATACGTGGCGCGGACTTCCACGGTCCTGTCCACGCGCGCTACCACGGGGCTGAACACGACCAGGACCGAAGCCGTTTCCGACTTGCTGGGTCGGGGACTCCAGGATGGCGACACGGTGGACGAACTGGCGCAGCGCGTCCAGGACTGGGCGCAGCCGCAGGGCGACGAACGCGCGGAGACGTGGCGCGCTGTCCGCGTCGCGCGCACGGAGGCGGCATACGCCGCGTCCACGGCGGAGCAAGCCGCCTGGCGGTCCACGGGGCTGGTGAAGGGAAAGACGTGGCTACTCGCGCCCGACCCCTGCGAGTTCTGCGAAGCCGCTTCGAAGGCGTTCGGAAAGACGGGCGTTTCCCTGGACGATCCGTTCTACCCGAAGGGTTCCGTAATCACGGGAGCGGACGGCGGAACCTATAAAGCCGATTACGAACAAATCCAGGGACCGCCGTTGCATCCGAATTGCCGCTGCGCGACGCAGCCAGTTCTAAACCCCGAATACGAAGACTTGGCGGCGGAAGCCGAACGCCGTATCTCCGCATTGTGAGTCCCAACGATGAACCGAAAGAAACTGGACGCCAAGTTCGCCCCGACCGCAAAGGGCTTCGCCGCGACTATCACCACCGCCACGCTTGACCGCGACGGCGAAGTGGTGATCCCGCAGGGCATGAACGCTACGGAGTATCTGAAGAACCCCGTACTTCTCTGGAACCACGATTCGAACCTACCCGTTGGACGCTGCGTCCAACTCCAGCGGACGGACGCTGGCATCGTCGGGGAATTCGAATTCGCGCAGCGACCCGACGGGTTCCAGGGTCCATACTTCCCAGAGTTCGCGGCATCGCTGGTCGCCCAGGGAATCGTAAAGGGCGTGTCCATCGGATACGCGACCGAACAGGGCGGCGTCCGCCGCGCGACGGCGGAGGACCGCAAGCGGCACGGCGACGCGGTCCATACCGTGTTCAACAAATGGAAACTTTGGGAAGTGTCCCTAGCACCAGTCCAGAGCAATCCCGACGCGCTGGTATCCGCGATCCGCAAGGGCGCGGTATGCGCTTCGGACGCCGCGCGCTGGCTGGGCTGGGTTCCTGGGACCGTTCGGCATCGCGTGGAAATCACGATCCCGACCGCAAAGGGCGCAAGCGGGCATAGGATTGCGCCGATTGATTATTCGTCCATCGTGCGCCGCGAACTCGCGCGCGCCCGTGGTGCGATCCGCTGAACGCGGCGGCGCAGGGTCGGCGGCGTGTTGCCTGGAGACTGCGCCTGGAGTGTGAAGCGGAGCGCGTAAGGAAACCAAACATGAAGACGATTTCACTTGACACGCTGAAGACGGCGATTCAGAACGCCGCCGCCCAGCACGGGGAGCGCGGCGCGCTTCACGCGAAGGCGGTAATGATGAACGATTGTCTGGTCGTGGACGCGGATGGAAACCCCATTGCGCCCGACGCAATCGACGTTGTGTTGCAGCCCGCCGCGGCTGCTGCGCCGATGGAGGATTCCGCCGATACCGCTCCCGCCGCAGACGCGGTCGCGAAGGCGGTCCGTTCGGAGATTCGCGCCGCCATCGCGGACAACTCCGTGCCTGTCCGCAAGGGGATTTCGGTCCCGTCGGACGATGCCATGCGCCCGTACGGTGGTCGCGTCAAGTCCTTTAAGGACGAACGGACCGCCTACCGCTTCGGTCGCTTCCTGTTCGCCGCCGCTGGGCATTCGAAGTCCGCGGAGTGGTGCAATCGGAACGGGCTGAATCTGAAGGCGCATTCGGAGGGCGTCAACAGCCAGGGCGGATTCCTGGTCCCCGACGAATTCGAAGCCTCGCTGATTAACCTCCGCGAAATGTACGGCGTCGCCCGCGCGAACTGCAAGGTTTACCCAATGTCGCGCGACACGCTGAACATTCCGCGTCGCGTCGGCGGACTCACTTCGTACTGGACTGGCGAGACCGCCGCCGTTACGGAGTCCACCATGACGCTTTCGAACGTGTCGCTGGTCGCGAAGAAACTGTCCGCGCTCACGACCACTTCCAACGAACTCGCGGAAGATTCGATCATCCCGATTGCCGACATGGTCGCGGATGAAATCGCCTGGGAGTTCGCCCGCAAGGAAGACGATGCGCTGTTCAACGGCGACGGTTCAACGTCGTTCGGCGGCATCGTCGGACTCCGCAACGCCCTGGGCGCGGCGTCGATCATCGACAGCGCGGCGGCTACTGGCGACCTCACGACCGCCATTACCGCCGCCGTCGCTTCGAAGTGGTTTGCCGCGCTCCCCGCGTACGCGCTCACTCCGAACGCGAAGATTTACTGCCACAAGGCGGTATATCACGCCGTCTTCGAGCGCATTTCGCATACCGCGGGCGGCGCAACCACTACGGAAGTGTCCAACGGAATCCGCGAATACCGTTTCTACGGATATCCCGTTGTCTTCGTCCAGGGCATGAATAGCGCGATTACTTCGGGAACCGACGGCGCGCATATCGCGTACGTCGGAGACCTCGCGCAAGCCGCTGCGTTCGGAGACCGACGCCAGGTCACTATCCGCACGTCGGATAGCGCGCTGAACGCCTTCGAACAGGACGAACTCGCGATCCGTGGTACGGAGCGCGTGGATATCGTTGTCCACGGAACGGGCGACGCTTCCACCGCTGGTCCGATCATCGCGCTCACTCGCTAAACGAAAGGACTACCACCGATGAACTTCCCAGCAAACTCCCGATCCGTCCTGATTCTGAACGCCGCTGCTGCGGCGACCAACGCGGACACGACCGCCGCAATCGACACGCTCGGCTTCCGCGCCTGTCGCCTGGCTGTCTACCAGTCCACCAGCAACGCGCCAACCACGATTCGCGTGGATGGTTCGGACGATGCCACGAACTACGTAACGCTTAACATGGTTGGCGGTACGGATTTCACCATCGCCACGAACAACAGCAGCGCGACCACCGCTCCCCACTACGTCTTCGACGTGACGGGCGCGCGTATGCGTCGTTATCTGAAGGTAACGATTCGTCCCGCGACCGCTACTGCGAACATCGCTTGCCACGCCACGCTGGGTTCGCCCGCCGTGGGACTCGCGAATACCGCGGCTGGCGTTTCGGCAAACGGCGGATACCTGTCCGTTCCGTCCGCGACCTAACGCGCTACAATCCGCTCCAACCGCAGCCCGACCGTTCGCGCGGTCGGGCTGTCTTTATGAACCAGACAGAACAGCAGACGGAACAGGGCGGCGATTCCCCGAAGCGACTCGACATTGGCTGCGGTCCGAACGGACCAACGCCAGGCTACGTCGGCTGGGATATCGCGCAGGGCAAGCGCGCCGAAAGCCTGGAGGGAATCGCGGACGGTTCGCTGGACGCGATCCGCGCTTCGCACGTGCTGGAACATATCCCGTACGGACAGACGGTCGAAGTCCTCCGCGAATGGGCGCGCGCGCTCCGAATCGGCGGTACGTGCGAAATCGCGGTCCCCGACTTCGACCGAATCGTGTCCATGTACCAGGGCAACAACGGCGGAATGGTCGAACGCTACCTGTTGGGCGGGCATATCGACGCCAACGACCGCCACTTTGCAATCTTCAACCGACAGAAACTCACGGAATGCGCCGCCGCGGCGGGCTTCGATTTGGACGGAGAATGGAACGGCGACCCTGGAACGTGCGCCGCGCTTCCCGTGTCGCTGAATCTCCGCTTCGTGAAGCGAGGACGCCAGCGGTTCCCGATTGAACCGCTCCCAGGCGTGGTCGCCGTAATGACGATTCCGCGGCTTCTCTGGACGGAGAACATCCATTGCGTGTCCACCGCGCTGGGCGCGCTGGGTATGCCGATCATCCGTTCTACGGGCGTGTTCTGGGGCGCGTGTCTGCAACGGATCATGTCCGACGTGGCGGCGATTCCGAACGCGAAATACGTCCTGGCTATCGACTACGATTCGATTTTTGACGCCCACGATATCGTCGCGCTCCATCGCATCATCGAAGACACGGGCATGGACGCCGTCTGCGCGCTGCAAATGGGACGCGACCGAAGCGCGATTATCTCCGCGCTGGACGATGGCAACGGAAACCCGCTGCGCGAACTCCCCGTGGACAAACTCCAGGAACTCGCGCTACCCGTCCTGTTCGGACATTTCGGGCTTACGCTTATCCGCGTCGAATCGCTTCGCGCGCTTGCAAAGCCGTGGTTCCTGGGCGATCCAGGCGAAGACGGCGAATGGCGCGATAAGCGCGTGGACGAAGACGTGTATTTCTGGAGGAAGGCGCGCGCCGCTGGCTGGAAGGTAGGCGTAACGCCCCACGTGCGAATCGGTCACTTGCAAATGGTCGCTACCTGGGTCGGAACGGAGTTCGAACCCGTGTTCCAGTTCATGCCCGATTTCCATAAGAACGGACGCCCCGCGTGGTGAGCGGAAAGGCGTTAATCCTGCTGAAGCCCTGGAGCGTGTACCGCGCTGGTACACGGATCGAAGCCCAACTGGGCGTCGTGGAGTGGCTGGTATCCCGCGGCTTCGCCAGGTACGCGGGCGACGTTCCAGACAGCGCGCCAGCGGAGGCGGCGGAAACGCCCCAGGAAGCCGCCCAGACTCCCGCCGCTCCAGACACTCCCGAACCACCGAAGCCGCGCCGCGGGCGTCCACCGCGGGCGGGACGCGACCAGAAAAACGACCGATGAACGGAACGCCCTATGGCTGTTGACCAGTACGCGATAACGACCCTTGCCGCGCTCAAAGCGCACCTGGGTATAACGACCAGTACGGACGATGCGCTGTTGGAAGCCGCAATCGACCGCGCTACCTATGCCATCGAAGCGTACCTGGACCGCAAGGTGGTGCAGCGTCGGATAAAGGAATGGACCACCGCCGACGGCGGGCGCGCGCTGGTGCTGAAGAACCCGCCCGTTAGCCACGTCCACTTCGTCGGATCGGGTTCCCGACTCGCGCTCACGGTTTCTTCCACGAACGCGTCCGACCTGTCCGCGACGGTAACGGTTTCCGATATCCGCGTCACGCTTACCCGCGTCGATTCCAGCGGAAACGAAACCGTAACCCAGGTGAACTTCGCGAACCACAATACCGCCGCGGAAATCGTGTCGCATATCAACAGCACCGCGACGGGTTTCCTGGCGTCGCTGGGTACGAACTGCGTTGCGGAGCGGCTGAACCGAATCGTAGGGCGCGACCTGAAGTACGCTCCGTGCCTGTTGACGTTCCCCGACCAGGCGCAGTTCGACGTATCCGCGGACCTGGATAAAGGAATCCTGTATATCGGATTGAACGGGTATCCGACGGACTTCGGCGGCAACTTCCCCGTTGGTCCAATCTCCGTCTTCGTGGACTACGATGGAGGATTTGAGACAGTCCCGCCAGATATCGTCCTGGCGTGTCTCCAGATGGCGGGCGCGTTCTACGCGCAGCGCGGGCGCGATACGTCGCTGGCGTCGGAGTCCTTCGGGGACTATTCGTATTCGATCCGAAGCGGGACGGAAATGGACTCCGAAACGCGTCGGCTACTCGCTCCCTGGAAGCGGTATCGCTAACCATGTCGGTCCTGTCGCTGCTACTTGGACACGGGCAAGCCGTAACGGTCGCGCGACCGACCGCGTCCGTTTCTGGCGTCGGTTCGGTCGCCCAGACGTTTGCCGTGGCGGCGACGTTCACGGGCTGGATTCAGCCGCGCGGAGCGACGGACGGGAACTTCGCTGGGCGCGACAATATGAACGTTTCGGCGGTCGCCTACTTCTCTGGGACGCCTGATATCCGAACGGACGATTTGCTAACGACCGACGCGGGCGCGACGTACTACCACGTAACGGGCGTCCGCGTTCCGATTTCGCGCGGCGCGACGCGCGCGAATACCCATACCATCGTGGATTGCGTCAAGCGCAACAGCGAAACGGTGGTGTTGCCGTCGTGAGCGGATGGCGCGACAATCCCGAATTTCGCGCCAGGATGCAAGCCGCCGTCTCCGAAGGCTGCGTGGCGTTCCTGTTGATCCTGTCGCGCGCGGTCCGCGCCCAACTGTCGAAGCCTGGCGGCGGACGCCTCTACCGACGGTCAAACGCCAGGACTCGCGCCATGCGCCGCGCGCGGACGGTCGAACAGGTGGAGGCGGTCGAACGCCGCTTCCGCGCTCCGCGCAATCTGCGCGAATCTGGGTTCCACCGCGCCAGCCGTCCAGGCGAACCGCCAGCCGTCGATACGGGAACCCTCCGTCGGTCGTGGCAGATAGGGCGGACCAGCATTCCAGGCGGCGCGGCGGTCCCTGCGGACCCGACGCCTGGCGGCGGCGACGGCGGCGGCGGGCGTCGGCGTGGTAAGAACGTCACCGCGCGCGTGGTCCTGTTGCCGTCCACGGGGAACCAGGTAGCGTACCAGTACGGTTCGGCTATCAAATATGCGCGCATCGAATGGGGTATGGGGCGCATCGCCGCGCGCCCGTATCTCCGACCTACCATCGCCGCGGTCCGCGACCTGTTCGCGCCCACGATGGAACGCGCCATCGCGAAGCGTTTCCCGCCTGGCAAGGGCGGCGTATCGGTGAAGGTGACGTAATGTCGCAAGCGATACTAACCGCGCTCCGTACCAAACTCGCCACGTCAACAGGACTGGGCGGGCTGTTCAACGTGCTGGGGTCGC